ACAGCAACTACACTACAAACCGCTAGAACAATTTCATTGGGTGGCGATTTAAGCGGTTCTGCTTCATTTAACGGGTCATCGGATATTACTATAACTGCTACTATTGCTGCAAACAGTGTTGCCCTTGGAACTGATACAACAGGCAATTACGTAGCAAGTATTACCAATGGCGCATACATCACCGGGGGTGATGGAGGCAGTGAAGGCGCAGGTCTAACACTAGCTGTCGACGCTACTAGCTTAAACACTGTTTCAAAAATCGTTGCAAGAGACGCAAGTGGTAACTTTGCTGCAGGAACTATTACCGCTGCACTAAGCGGTAACGCAACAACAGCAAGCGCATGGCAAACTTCTAGAACTATCACGCTAGGCGGAGATTTAAGTGGTAGCGTAAGTATAGACGGAAGTGCTAACGTAACACTCACTGCAACTATCGCTGCTAACAGTGTTGCCCTTGGAACAGATACAACAGGTAACTACGTAGCAAGTATCACTAATGGCTCGTATATCACTGGCGGCGATGGAGGTAGTGAAGGCGCAGGTCTAACACTATCTGTTGATGCAACTACAACAAATACAGCATCAAAGGTTGTAGCACGTGATGCGAGTGGTAACTTTGCTGCAGGAACTATTACCGCTGCATTGAGTGGTAACGCAACTACAGCAACTACCTTACAAACTACTAGAACATTGTGGGGTCAGAATTTCAACGGCGGTGCTAACGTCACAGGAAATTTAACAAGCGTAGGCGATATAACAGGTTTAAACGCTATCACAATAACAGCAGGCGGCTCGAACCAAAATATCACGTTAACTCCTAGTGGAACAGGTTATACATTACTGAATGGCAACGTTGGTATTAATACAGTAACACCTGCAGAAAAATTACATGTTGAAGGTGCAATTAGAATTGACAGCACTTATAATTTGGATAGTGCAACTGCAACTCTGGCATCAATAACACAAACCGCAATTGCGTCATTCAGTTCTACTACATTTGGCGGCGGCAAAGTAGTGATACAAGCAAGAGACACTGTTACCGGTGCCAGAAGTATAACCGAAATGTTAATTGTTCATAACGGATCAGTTGCTAGTGCAACACAATATGCTATGGTTAACACAGGTGCAAGTGATTTGGCAGCATATGATGTTGATATTAGTGGAGGCAATGTTAGAATATTAGCAACTCAGGCAAGCACTAACAGCACACAATATAAGATAGTTCAGACTCTTCTACTTGCATAAATATAATATATGCCAATTGGGGAGAGTGAACCGTGGCCAATGATAAAAATTTTGTAGTCAAAAACGGCTTAGTTGTGGGCGGAGATATCACAACAGGTGTTTCAACTTTAAATATAGTTAACACCACTGCTACAACAGTTAACGCATTTGGTGCTGCAACCACTATTGCACTTGGTGCCGGAACAGGAAATACAACGGTTAATAATAACTTAGTTGTTACAGGAAACTTAACTGTAAACGGAACAACCACTACAGTTAATAGCACAACGTTATCAGTCGACGACAAAAATATTGAATTGGGATCTGTAGCAAGTCCAAGTGACGCTACAGCAGACGGCGGCGGCATAACTCTTAAAGGCACAACAGATAAAACATTAAATTGGGTAGACGCTACAGATGCGTGGACTAGCAGCGAACATTTTGCTCTCGCTGCAGGAAAAACATTATTATTATCAGGTTCTAGTTCTGGAACTGCTACAATCGTAGCACCTGCAACAGCAGGAACACCTACACTAACATTACCAACATCTACCGGAACATTTGCGAGATTACAAGATCATTTAGGATCGTTTGCATCTACTACTAGTTCACAATTAGCAGGTGTTATCTCAGATGAAACAGGGTCGGGAAGTTTAGTATTTTCGATAAGCCCTGCATTGACCGGAACACCAACTGCGCCGACTGCAACGTCAGGAACAAATACAACACAAATTGCAACAACCCAATTTGTTCAGTCTGCGGTTGCAGGTAACTATATAACAAAAACATCAAATTATACTGCATCTGCAGGTGATAGAATTTTAACAAATACTTCAGGCGGTAGTTTTACTATAACACTACCTGCATCTCCCAGCGCAGGCGATACTGTGATAGTTTATGATATATCAAACTGGGAAACAAATAACTTAACAATCGCAAGAAACGGAAACACAATAGAAGGTGTTGCAGATGACTTTATATTGGATTTAGGTCAGATAAAAGTCGATTTTGTATACAGCGGAACCACTTGGCAAGTTTATGCCGCAGTAGGTCATGCTGGTCCAACAGGTGATCCGGGACCTGCAGGCATCTCTGCACCAATCTCAACATCGGTTGCGTTAGCAGTTGCACTAGGATAATAGGAAAATATAATGGCAAAAAAGAGACTTACTGATTACGAATTTAATCCAGCAGCAGCGGGGTCTGGCACAATTATTGTTCCAGGTAAGTATACACTAGAAGATTTTTTAGTTATAACTAATACCACAGACAATGTTATAATTTATAATTTTGCAGACAGTGCTTTTGCAGGAACTACTACAACGTTTACTTCGGGTAATTATGGATCTGTGTTTCCTAGCATATCTTATAAAACAGACGGATATACTACATTAACTCTTGCTGCAAATACTAGCACAATGAGTTCAACAGATAAACTGTTGATATATGTAGAAGGCAAAGATCACGAAGCGTTAGCAATTAAACCATGGGGCTTCGGAACTGACGCTATTGACCGTATGCGTGTTTCTAACCCTTACTCTCTAATCGACGCAGACTTTGAATACGGTCTCCAGCCAACTAAATGGGCAGGATACGGAACAGTTCGTGGTTATCCTAGTTCATACGAATTACCAGGTGTTGATTTATCTGTGACAGCAATAACTACTGACTTTCAAACTACAAGCACAACAAACAGCTTAATAACAGTTACATTTAGTTCTGCTCACGGATTAACAACCGGTAGAGTAGTAAACGTATCTGGTCTAGATTCAAACATTTCAGGTTTTGGTAGAGCAGACGGTAACTTCGTTGTATTCAGCGTTCCTAGCTCGACTCAAATTAGATACTTTGCTAGAGGTGTAGTCGGTGTGTCCAACGGGCAAAGTTTGTTAACTGACGAAACTATTGTTAAGCGTGGAGCATTTTATGACGGTGCAAGTATTCCAGTAAACAGTGCTACTAGTAATGGTAGTAACCCTAGCACTATCACATTAAACTTCCTTGGCCCCCATGGTTTGATACCAGGAACTATTATACACGTAGAAGTAGCTTCGGGAACAAACGCTGCACTAGCATCAGGACCATTTGTTGTGTTATCAACTCCTAGCTTGTCTTCATTGACATACCTTGCTCGTGCTGGTGGTGCAGTCTCAAGTCCTAGCAGTGTAACACTATACGCACAGTCTAACGCTACCATCTTGCATAGACCGATGGACGGCGGTGTTATCTTAGAAACAAAAACACCAACATACGGTGCAGCGGTAGTTAGACAGACGAAGAAATACTTTAGATACCAGTCTGGTAAAGGTTATCTATGGTCAACAGGCACGTTATTCAAACCTAATTATACTGTTAAAACTGTTACTGCAAACGGAACATCAGCAGGCTCTACAATAACCATCACAACGGATGATATAGATCATGGATTGCAAATAGGTGCTTCTATTGAGTTAATCGGTGTTACTACAAGTGGTTACAATGGAACATATGCAGTTCAAAGCATTGTCAACGACTATGCATTTACTGTTACTGCAGCATCCACGTTAGGTAGTGCCACACCTACGCTAGACAGAAAGACTAAAGTATATGTCAAAAACTGGCAAGGTGCTGCGGTTCGTGCAGGGGTGTTCGACGATCAAAACGGATTATTCTGGGAATTCAATGGTATCGATTTATATTGCGTTAGAAGAAGTAGCACTTATCAAATTTCAGGAACAGTCACAGTTAACCCAAATAACAGTTTAGTCACCGGCGACGGAACTAGATTTACTCAACAGTTACGGGTAGGTGATCGTGTTGTCATTAGAGGTATGATACACTTTGTCGTTCAAGTTTACAGTGATACAGAATTGTTTGTAACACCTGACTATAGAGGTATTGCTGCAGGCGGTGTTAAAATGACTCTTGTAGAAGAACTAAGAGTCAAGCAAGGTAATTTTAATATTGATAACTTAGATGGTGATGGTCCTAGCGGCTATACAATTGATTTGAACAAAATGCAAATGATGGGCATTCAGTATAGCTGGTATGGTGCTGGATATGTCGATTTTATGTGCAGAGGTGCAGACGGACATTGGGTTCTAGCACACAGATTTAAGAATAATAACGTAAACGACGAAGCATACATGAGAAGCGGTAACTTGCCAATTAGATATAGTATCGAAAATGATAGCCCGAGCACATATCTAACCGCAAATATGAATTCTACGCAAAATACTGTCCCGGCAGCAGATTTGACTTACTTTCCAAATCAAGGAACGTTATACCTTGACAACGAGATTATAACTTATACAGGAAGAAGCACAACATCTGGTCCTGGTAACTTCACCGGATGCACAAGGGCAGCGACATTAACACAGTATCAACAAGGTAATACCAATACACTTTCTGCAGGTAGTGCAACAACTCATACTGCAAATACTGGTGTTATTATTATTAGTAATACATGTAGTCCAACATTAACACACTGGGGTAGTGCGTTAATAGCAGACGGCGGATATGATAGTGATAGAGGTTACTTGTTTAACTATCAAAGAACACAACAATCAATTAGCACAACTACTCAGACTGTATTCTTAATAAGACTTGCTCCTAGCGTTGCAAACAGTGCGGTCGGTAGATTGGGAGCAAAAGACTTGTTAAACAGAAGTCAGTTATTGTTACAGGCATTAGGTGTAACAACAGCAAACGGTTCTAGCTCGGGTGCAACTGTTATTGAAGGAATTTTAAATCCTAAAAACTTTGTAGATGCAACATGGATATCACTAGCAACAGAAGCACAAGGTGGTCAGCCAAGTTTTGCTCAAGTAGCAACGTCAGTTACATGGAGTAGTGGAACATTTGCTGTTCCTGGTGAACAAGTGTTTGCGGCTACATTCCCTGCCGCAGACGTGGGTTCGGACCATGCTGAACTTGATTTGTCGTCACTTAAAGAACTAACAGGAGCACCGCTAGGAGGCGATTATAAGTATCCAGACGGCCCCGACGTTCTTGCAATTAATATTAGAAGTACAAACGGAACTGCATTCGCAAGCACATTGTTAAGATGGTTCGAAGCACAAGCATAAGGAAAGATAAATGGCGCAATATTTAAGTAATTTTTTAAACACAGCGTTTAGCACATACACAGAAGATGATGCGTTTAACAACAGCGTCGTCTATCCGATAACGCTAACGCATACTACAACCGGAACTCCTGCAGCAGGAATCGGGACAGGTCTTAGATTCATAACTGAGACTAGTAGTGGTAATAACGAAATAGGCGGGTTAATAGATGTAGTAACTACTGACGTTACATCTACTAGCGAAGACTTTGATTTTGTGTTTAAAACAATGGCAGCAGGCGCCACTGCAGCGGAAAAATTACGAATCAAAAGCACAGGTGATTTAGAGGTTGCAGGATCATTAACCATCACTGGCGGAAAAATTACATTAGCGGCATCAAGTAGTAGAGACAAGTATAGACTTTGGAATACAAGCACATATGCTATCGGTTTAGAAAATAGTGTCACTTATGGCGGCATAGAAACTGAAAAAGCTATGACATTCCAAATGGATAACAATAATAGCCAAGGTTTCTGGTGGGGCGATTCGACACATACAACTGCACAAGGTGCAATGGCACTTACAACTGATGGTAAGTTAACAGTTGCACACAGTATGAGAATAGGGTATGGTGAGTCAGATATTACAATTCCCGGATCAGCATTTAAATTAGACGTAAACGGAAATATAAGTGCAACTAATATAGATTTCGGTGAAGTTACAATTGGTTCTACTACAGGTATCGATTCTTGGAAGTATAATAGTAATAGCTTTAACATGGCATCGCAAGACACAGGTGTTACTGATGTGTTTGTTGATAATGTAAACGGTTTTTATTTATTAGCAACTGGAACGTTACCAAACGTATACAAATATACATTTACAACAGCTTATAAGGTAGATACACTAACTTATAACGAATTGTTAGATGTAAGTGCAGAAGAAATTGATGTAACATCGCTATTTGTTAGATCTGACGGTTTACGGATTTACATTATAGGAACCAGTAGCAACAGTGTTCATCAGTATCAATTATCAACTGCATGGAATTTATCTACTGCAACATATGTTAATAGTAAAAGTATTTCAACACAAGATACATCACCGCAAGGCTTATTTTTTAAGTCTGACGGAACAAAAATGTATGTCTTAGGTCAACAAAATACTAAAATATATGAATATAATTTAGGAACTGCATGGAATATTAGCACTGCAACTTATCTACAACAACTAGATATAAGTGCGTCGGTTCCTAAGCCGACATCAATGAAAATGTCGAGCGATGGAACTGTTTTATATGTATTAAGCAGCGTTCATGATGCACTTTCGAGATTTGATCTTTCTACTCCTTGGAATATTACAACAGCAACATATACAGACGAAGTTGATGTTAGTTCGATAACTCCTACTGTTAATGTTACTGGACCAACTGGATTTGACATAAGCACTACTGCAAATAAATTGTATGTGTCGTGCATTGACAACAATAAGATTTTTGAATACGACACAACTTCGGAATCTGCAAGGGTAACAGGAAATCGTTTAATTGTTGACGAAGACTTACACGTAAAGAATAACTTAATCGTTTATAACAATGCAAGGGTTCACGATGCCTTAGAGGTTGCAAGAAACTTGGCAGTTAACGGCGACAGCATTACTACTGTATCTACCACATTTAACTTATTGAATAATAATGTTGATAGCTTAAACATTGCAAGTGAAGCGTCATTCATTGACTTAGGATCTGGCACTAGTTTAGTAACTATTGCAAATGATGCTAGTGTTCAAGGCGATTTAACAGTTTTAGGAACACTTACCGGAACATTGACCGGATCTGCTTCTTCATGGACAACTGCACGAACAATTACACTAGGCGGTGATTTAAGCGGTAGTGTAAGTATAGATGGAACCGCTAACGTAACATTAACTGCAACCATAGCTGCAGATAGTGTCGCACTCGGAACAGATACAACTGGCAACTATGTTGCATCGGTTGGTGCAGGAACTTCTAGCACACAAACAGGCAGCAGCGGTTTAACAATAACCGGAACAGGCGAAGGTGCAAGTGTTACTATTGCTCATGCAGATACCAGCACTATTTCTAACTTAACTGCTACTAGCAGAACATATGTAACAGGTTTAACATTTGATACATATGGACACGTTACTGCTTTGACTACAGGTTCTGAAACTGTCACTGATACTAACACAACTTATAGTATAAGCACAGAAGTTGGTCCCGATGCATATAGTGAAATAATTCGTCTCACTGCAGGCGGAAGCGGAAGCGGAACAGACGACATAACTCTTGCTGTCGGCGCAGTTGGCGGTGTATATGGATTAACTATTGCAGAATCGGGCGATACTATTACATTTGCTCACGCAGATACAAGTTCAGTGACTAACGTAACTTCTGCTACAAATACATTTATAACAGGGCAAACATACGACACATATGGTCACGTTGCTACTACTACAACAGGAACAGTCAGCTTTAACGTAGCTGGAAACTATTCGTTTACTTCTATTACAGATGGGACAAATACTGCCGTTGCTGATAGTAACGCAGATACATTTAAAATTAGATCAGGACAGCAAATCACTGTTACTGTGGCAAGCGACGACGTTACTCATGGTGATAGCGTATTAATTGGACACTCAAACAGTGGTGTTACTGCAAACTCTTATGGTAGTTCTACTTCGATACCTACAATTACAGTAGATGCACAAGGTCACATTACTGCCGTTACAACAAACGCTATCAGCACTAGTTGGACAATAAGTGATGGCACAAATACACAAACTATAGACGGCGGCAATACATTAACTGTTAACGGAACTACAAATGAAATCGAAGTTGCGGTTAGTGCGACTGATACATTAACCATTGGGTTGCCAAATAACGTTACAATAGGTAATAACTTAATTGTTACAGGAAACTTAACAGTTAACGGAACTACATCTACTGTTAATTCAACTACAGTAACAGTCGACGATCCTATTATAACACTAGGTGGCGACACTGCTCCGGCTTCAGATGATAACAAAGACAGAGGTGTCGAATTCCGTTGGCATAACGGAACTGCCGCAAAAGTAGGTTTCTTTGGTTATGACGATAGCACTGGGTATTTTACTTTTATTCCGGATGCGACAAATACTAGTGAAGTTTTTAGCGGAACTAAAGGAACACTTGATGTTACAAGTATTACCGGAACTGCCGCTAGTTGGACAACTGCACGAACAATTACACTAGGTGGCGATTTAAGTGGTAGCGTAAGTATAGACGGAAGTGCTAACGTAACATTAACTGCGACTATAGCTGCAGACAGTGTTGCGCTCGGAACCGACACTACAGGCAATTACGTAGCAAGTATCACTAACGGTTCATATATTACAGGTGGCAATGGAGGTAGCGAAGGCGCTGCATTAACTCTAGCAGTTGATGCAACTAGTGCAAATACAGCATCGAAGGTTGTAGCACGTGACGCAAGTGGTAATTTTAGTGCAGGAACTATCACAGCAGCACTGAGTGGAAACGCAACCACAGCAACTACTCTTGCTACAGCAAGAACAATTTCATTGGGCGGTGATTTAAGCGGTTCTGCTTCATTTAACGGATCGGCAGATATTACAATAACTGCGACTATAGCTGCAGATAGTGTTGCTCTTGGAACAGATACAACAGGTAATTATGTTGCTACTGTTGCTGCAGGAACACCAGGCGTTCAATCAGGAACAAGCGGACTTTCTATAAGTGCAACTGCAGGCGAAGGCACTGCAGCTACTATTGCTCACGCAGATACATCAACACAAGCAACAGTGTCTAACGCTGGTAGAACATATATTCAAAGCATTACACTCGACGATTTTGGTCACATTACTGCAATCTCCAGTGCTTCAGAGACGGTTACTGATACTAACACAACTTATAGCATAAGCACAGAAGCAGGCGGAGATATATATAGCGAAATAATTCGTTTAACTGCCGGCGGTAGCGGAAGCGGAACAGACGATGTTATTCTTGCAGTCGGTGCAACTGGTGCAACATACGGATTAACTATTGCTGAAGCAGGCGATACTATCACTTTTGCTCACGCAGATACATCAACTCTTAGCGGCGCACAAGGAAGCGCAGGTATTGCGGCTATTACTGTTGACGAAATGGGCCACGTAACTGCGGTAACAACTGCAACTTACCTAACAAGCCAAGCAAACAATTTTGCAACAGTTGCTATTGGTGCAGATGCTGGTTATACTTGGGGAACTGCTAATACTAACACAAACCAAACAGCAGATAGTGCTACTGATACAATAACTATTGTTCGTGGTTTAACCGGGTCAACTGCTGGTATTGATCTGTTTACAAACACAGTTGCAGGAACAGATGCAATTAAAATTGCTCACGCAGATACATCAACTCTTAGCGGCGCACAAGGAAGCGCAGGTATCGCAAGTATTACTGTTGACGAAATGGGTCACGTAACTGCGGTAACAACTGCGACTTATCTAACAAGTCAAAGTTCTGACTTCGGAACTATCACTGTAACCGACACTGATAGTGGTTATACTTGGGGTGCAACAGGTAGTGCCGTTGCAGATGCTACAGGCGATACGCTAACTTTAGTAAGTGGAACTGGTATAAACATCGACGTAGATGCAGCAAGTGACGCCATCAGAATTACAAACACTTTCACTGAAAGCGATACATTAGCAACTGTTACAGGTCGTGGCGGAACTACAGCAACAGCAATATCAATAACAAACGCAACCAACGCAACAACTACATCATCAGGTGCATTGATAGTAACAGGTGGTGTTGGCATTGGTGGCGACTTGTTTGTTGGCGGAGGTGATATCAGTGCAGGAAACGTTGCTACTACATTACTAGGCGGTAATACTACAACTAACATCAGTTTTGCAAACGCATTAACAAGTGGAACACTTACTGTTGGCGGAACTAGCCAAACAGGAACAATGACTATAGATCCAAGCACCAGCGCACATACTCTGAATATTGCAACTGGTGCTAATACTACTGGAACAAAAACTGTTAACATTGCAACCGGTTCAACCACTAGTGGTGTAACTGATATTACTATTGGTAGCACAAATAGCACATCGTCTACTATAATACAATCCGGAAGTGGCAAGGTTAAATTTAATATCGGTGCTGTTTCACTATTCTTACCTACAGCAGATGGAACAAACGGACAAGTTTTAAAAACAGACGGTGCCGGTAACTTATCTTTTGCTAGCGTAGATAGCTTGTCAGGTGGTATTTCGAACGTTGTTGAAGATACTACTCCGCAACTCGGTGGCAATCTTGATGTTAACGGTTTTAGCATTGTTTCTGTAAGTAATGCTAACATTAACATTAGTCCTAATGGTACAGGTAAGGTTGTAGTTAATAAAGAATTGGATGCAACGTTATTAAGATCAACACAAAGTAGTGGTGATGAAGGCGGACAAATTAATCTTGCATTAGCTGCAACTAATACAACTTTATCTGGCGAAGTAGCCATAGACATCAACCAAAACAGATTAAGAATTTTTGAAACAAGCGGGACTAATCGTGGTGTTTACGTCGATTTAACGACCGCTGCAACCGGTGTAGGCACTAACTTATTGGCGACGGCTGTTAACACAACATACACTATAAGTGCAGAAACTGCAACTAATACAGTATTGAGATTAACAGGAAGCGATGCGTCGACTGATAACGTTGCATTTGTTGGCAGCGGCATTGTTTCTGTAACAAGAACCGATGCTAACACAATCACTATTACAGGAACAGAAGCAGATACACTAGCAACTGTAACTGGACGTGGCGCAACAACTGCAACTGCTATTGCAATCACTAATACAACTGCATCAACAACAGTTGATACAGGTGCGTTAACTGTCGATGGCGGTGTTGGTCTTAATGGTAACTTATTTGTCGGAGGCACAGGAAACATTGCAGGTAACCTAACAGTATCAGGCGGAGCAATAACTGCAGGTAACGTCGCTACAACATTACTAGGTGGCAATACAACTACTGCAGTTGACTTTGCAACAGCACAAACATCAGGTGCATTGACCATCGGCGGCACCGCTCAAACTGGAACAATTACACTCGACAGATCAACAGTAGCTCACACATTAAATCTAGGAACAGGTGTAAACACTACTGGTGTAACAAAAACTATTAATATAGGCACTGGTGGTGCAAGTGGTTCAACTACAGCAATTAACATCGGATCAAGCACAAGCGGTGCAACTAACACAGTTAATATATACGGCGATTTAACTGTAACCGGAACTACAACTTATGTTAATACAACTACTTTAAACGTAGGTGATAACATTATCACACTTAATGCAGATGAAGCAGGTGTTCCTAGTCAGAATGCCGGTGTTGAAATTGAGCGTGGAACAAGCACCAATGTGCAATTGATTTGGAATGAAACAACAGATCGTTGGACATTTACCAACGATGGATCTACATTCTATAATATTCCGATAAGTTCAGAATATGGTGTTGTTAATGACGGAACCTTAACTTTAGCAGTATCTGGTGTTGGATTGTCAGGAAGTGCTTCCTTCACTGCTAACCAAGCAGGTAGTTCTACCTTTACAGTAACATCAAACGCAACTAGCGCAAATACAGCTAACACTATTGTATCACGTGATGCAAGCGGTAACTTTACAGCAGGTGTAATTACAGCAACATCAATTAACAAAGTTGCTATTACTGCTCCTGCAACTGGATCTACATTAACAATTGCCGACGGTAAAACTTTAACAGTAAGCAATACACTAACATTTACAGGAACAGATGCTTCGTCGGTTGCGTTTGGTGCTGGAGGAACAGTTGCATACACAGGTGGCACTCTTGCACAATTTGCAGCAACAACAAGTGCTCAATTGTTAGGTGTTATATCAGACGAGACCGGTAGCGGTTCTCTTGTATTTGCCACAAGTCCTACATTTTCAACTAGTGTTGTTGGTAGCGCAACAATGGCAGTATTTAACACAACCTCGACTAACATTAGTGCGTTCGGTGCAGCAACTACATTAGCTATCGGTAACACTGCAACTGCCGCTCAAACAGTCAACATGTTCACGGCATCAACTGGTGCAAGCACATACAACTTTGCAACAGGTGCAACTGCTACTGCAACAACTAAAACACTTAACTTAGGAACAGGCGGTGCTGCAGGTTCTACAACTAACGTTAATATTGGATCTTCGGTAGCTGGCACAACTACAATAAGTTCGCCTAACATTACAATCTCTGGTTTGGCAGACACTGCTACCGCTGCAACTCATTATTATGTTGAAACCGCTGGCGGAAATATATTACCAAAAACACTAGCAAACGTGCAAGCAGAAATTGTCACTACTGCCGCTGTTAACGCCGCTGCACTAACAACTACTGGAACAGTTACATCCGGAACTTGGTCTGCTTCGTTTGGTGCGGTATCTGGTGCCAACTTAACTAGTTTAACTGCTGGCAACTTGACCGGAACTATACCGTCTGGTGTATTAGGTAACTCGTCATTGTTTGTCGGGACTACTTCAATTGCACTCAACCGTGGATCTGCAAACTTAGGGTTAACTGGCATTACATCTATAGCAATGCCGGGTGCTACCTCTGGAACTATAACTGTAACACCAGCAGCAACAGCGGGCACAACTGCAATTACTATACCTGCAACTACCGGAACATTAATTACATCGGGTGATACTGGAACTGTTACATCAACAATGATTGCAGACGGAACTATTGTTAACGGTGATATAAATGCCAGTGCTGCAATTGCTTATAGTAAATTATCACTAACGGGGTCAATTGTTAACGCAGATATTAGTGCAAGTGCTGCAATTGCAGATACAAAGTTAGCAACAATTTCGACTGCTGGTAAGGTATCGAACTCAGCAACCACTGCAACAAACTTAAACACTGCTAGTGCTATTGTTGCACGTGACGCAAGCGGCAACTTTACTGCAGGAACTATCACAGCAGCATTGACTGGTGCAGCGTCTAGCAACGTATTAAAAGCAGGCGATACAATGACCGGGCAGCTTATTTCGACATCAGGTGGCAGCACTGCTACAGGCGGCGGTCAAATATACTTAAACGGTGCAACCAGTAACAGAATTGATTTTAACACAAACGGTGTTGCGGCACCTGCGTTTACAACAAGAAGTGATGGCACTAAACAAGTATTTTATCCTGCTATATCAGCATCAGCTGTAGATTATGCTGTAGGTATAAACACAAGCACATTGTGGTATAGTATTCCTACTGCGGCCGCAACAGAATTCTTCCGTTGGTATGGTGGAACAACTATAGCTGCAACGCTAACCGGCGCTGGGACATTTACTGCTACTGGCGATGTTTGTGCGTTCTCTGATGTTAGATTAAAAGATAACATCGAAGTAATTGCAGATCCGTTGGATAAAGTCTTAAAACTTCGTGGTGTTACATTTACAAGAACAGACCTAGACGATAACAAAACTCATATGGGTGTTATTGCTCAAGAAGTTGAAGAAGTAATTCCAGAAGTCGTAATTACTGGAGACGATGGTATAAAAACTGTTGCATATGGTAATATGGTAGGCTTGTTAATCGAAGCTGTTAAAGAGCTAACAACTCAAAATAAAGCATTGTTAGAAAGAGTTGAACAGTTAGAGAAAAAATTAAACGGTTGACGGCACTAATAAATATGTTAGTATAAAACGATTCTAGGATTTATTAAATGGCGTTACCCGCAACAGGCACATTTATTAGTATTGACCAAGTGCAAGTCTACTACGGATTTACAAGTGGCTCAGCCCGATGCTTAAGTGCATTGGGCACCTTTGTGGGTATAACAGTAGGTAGCACAGTATTTTTAAGTGCTAGCTTTGGCGGTCAATAAAAGAAAACTCATACAGGAGAAATCAATGACAGTAACAAAATACGAATACGTGACATTTACCTTAGGCGAATATCCAACAGTAGCGAGCAAATATAAAAAAATTGTTCAAGACTTAGAAACCCAGAAAAAAATGTTTTGGTTTAAAAAAGATAAACAATTTATCGAGATGTTAACCACTATAAAAAAAGAGTATGATGCTTCTTACCCTATTGAAGAACTCATAATGGATGCTAAGAAAGAAACTGAATATTGGATTAAAAAGTTAGCCAAACAAGGTGCAGTAGAACTACTAGCACAAGGTAAAGTTTCTGCAGCAACTATGTCAAAAATTGCATCGTTAGAATATAATGAGTTCGTTGAATGTGTAAGAGAAACAACAAAAATGAGTTCGTTTATGAACGAAATTGCGAAAAAAGCTGAAAGAGAAATTCAGCCGCAGGATATTGTTCCCACTGATTATATGACATGACTATAGCAATATGTGTTCCTGTTACGGACACAGTTAAATATAGATTTTCTTTTGCTTTAGCTGAACTAACTGCATACTTAACAAAGCACAATATTGAATATAAACTTTATTTTCAAAACGGTAGCATGTTAGTAGAGCAAAGGCATGCGTTAGTGTCCTCTGCGTTGCGTGATAAGTGTAAAGAAATATTATGGTTAGACAGCGATATGGTGTTTCCACCTAATCTATATCATAAGCTATCTAGTCATAAAAAGCATGTAGTAGCAGCGTTGTATAGCACACGAGTAAAACCATACAAGCCTGCTGGATTTTTTGGAAACAACGAAATTCGTTCTCAAAATTTAATTGGTCTACAAGAAATAAAATCAGTGGGTATGGGTCTTATGCTTACATCAGCTGAAGTATATGACATAATACCTGCACCGTGGTTTTCTTTTAAATATGATGCAAAGTATGATGGTTACATAGGTGAAGATATATATTTTTGTAATCTATTGTCTGACTACGATTTTAAAATTTATGTAGATATGGATATCAGTAAGTATTGCGCTCATGTAGGAACTACCGAAATTACATTAAAGGACATGGAATAATGTTTAATCCTATAGGAACAACATTCTTTACAAATACAAAGAAAAATTTTAAAAAATGGCCTATTGTATACACTGATGATATGAGTGATCTATCTCAAGTAGATTCATATGCTAAAACATTTAACTATGCATGGTTAGTAAATAAAAGATACAAATTTTTAGAATCTTTTAACTGGAACTGGTTTCCAGATTCTGGTAATGAACACATGGTTCATGTATTTCCACGTTGTTATGAATTTTCAAAAAAACCTGCAAGTTGGGATGCATTGAAGTTAGTGCCAACTGATCCTAGTAAAAGAACGGATGTAGAGATAAAGCAGCCGTTTATCGCTAGTTATATAACAATGGATTTTTCGGTATACTCGTATTCGTTTAACGATAAGTTCTCTGTTAAGAAAATGATAGCAAAGCCTAAATCTCAACAGTTCAGATTAATAAAAAACAAAAAGTCATTCGGTGAACTGTTTAAATCATTGGACCTGACAGAAATTAAAGATTTTGTATGGTTAATAGATGTTAACTTAGATGTTGATCCGGGATTTGTGTTTGATTTTCAACCCGACGACGAAAACAAATGTTACATATGGAACGTTAAACATACATCGAGTGATTTGATTTATCCAGACGTAGCAATGATGCTAGTTTCTAAAAAACACATCAGATCGTTTCACGAAGACAAAGTGTCAGAATTAAAAATAGAAATATCCGACGGATATGCAGGCGTGTTGGATGATATTTCAGATCCTATTCAATCGTGGATCCGAGCATATGTTACTAGTTATAAGTTGTTAACATCAACCCTTCCGCTTAAGGATAAAGCTATTAAAAATAAAATTCTAGGAAATTATCTAGAAAATCAAAAAAATAGAATGATGAGTTACGCTGCCGACGGCTGTCGAACTGCTACAGCCGACTTAGAAAAAAATCTAAAATCAGAACTAGAAAGTTACACTTGGCTCAATGATAAGTTCTATGAACGTCAGAAAGAAATAAGAGAAAATGCTTCAGTATTGAGTCCGGAAAAAAGACTAGAGATCATCAAAAAAATATATGGAGAAGATAGCGAATATTATACAAGAGAAATTGATAAGTTAAAAACTATCTAACCAATTTGGTAAATCTAGTTTACCTTTTTGTCTGTCGTATATCGTTTTAATTTTATCGACCATCTCTGGTTTATCTAATACAAGTTTAGCGCCTCTATGCAAAGGTTTTGGCCAAGCGCCTAATTTAACCCAAGCATAGCCGGCGCTTTCTTTATTGCACAATGGTATGAATTCTTCAAATACTGTGATACAAAATGTATGATATGTAAAGTTGTTGTCGTCGCTTATGAATGTGTGTATGGGATAAACTTTTTCTATATCAGGCAATGGACCCATTTCTTCTTTACATTCACGCAATAAAGTTTCTATAGGTCTCTCATTGTTTTCACTTTTTCCTCCCCAAAAACTCCATGTAAGAGGATGTGACACTTCTGTGCTACGCTGTTGTAACATTATTCTTCCGGTATCAAGTGCTAAAAAGCAGCAACCGCTAGCTATCAACATTACAGATATATTCTCCAGAAACCTGGATTGTATGTTCCTTCGAACGCACTAATCCATTGCGATCCTGTCCATTTTAGTTTATCTAATGTAGTTAAATTAGTTGTATAGTGGGTGCCAGTGACAGAACTAGCGTCAAACGTTCTGGTCCACACAGTGCCATTATACTGTATAATATCATTTTTATCTGCTGATACAACACCCCATGCACTACCTTCAGGAACCGAGTTAAGTATCAAATATCGTTGTCCATTGGCAGCAGCCGGCAACGTTCCGTCGCCCGGATAACTGTATTCTGGGTTAATTATTCCGTTAATCGGACTTTGTGTGTTTGCGGGTAATGTGTCTACATCTAGCGTAATCACTAACTCATTTACATTAGGATCTGGCATAGTGCATGTTCCGATAATGTCGTCTGTTGTGTCCATTGGATCAGATGTTTGTTTTAATCTTAGTTGTGTTATACCGTCTCTGAATTCACCGTATGCCTGTAATACGTCATACCAAAGTAACGGATCTCCGTTGCTATTTGTATTTCCGCCTAAACTGTTTAGTAATACTGCCGTTGCTACACCCGAGCTATTGACCGTAAATCTCATTTTATAATTTTCAAGTGTTATAACTTTATAAGAGGTAAATCTAGGAACAATGTCATCGACTGATTCAATTGAAGCAGCAGACCCAGTTGCAACATCATGGATATTTGCAACAATAGTGTGTATCACTGTGTTTCTTTTGACTTTTGCTGCAGGGTTGATGAATATAGGTATTTCAAATGTAAGGGTTGAAATATCAATGATGTCATCAACACCCTGTGGAATTGTTCTGTTAGACCACTGAACGTTAGTAAGTTCTACTATACTTAAATTGCTCCAGTCTAGTGCATTATTGTTTGTATGTATGTTTACACTAGGGTTGAATAAAACTAAAATTTGTTCTAACAACTGCATTTTTGTTTCAGTGTTACTAGTCCATATATCACAGTTCATTGTTAGTTTATAAGGAACAGGTTGGTATCGTTGTAAGGTATACGAATCGCCGGCTTCGTTACTATAAGTGCTAGTTTCATTGTCGAACTTTTTTTCGATAACAGGTAATTTGTCCTCGAATTGTGCATATGTGCGTTTAGTAGGATCAATCTGCAAACTCATAACATAGCAACTAATAAACGGAACTGTATTGACCACATTTTCACTGTTTTGTTTTAAAATGTGCGCTGCTACTCGATTCATGTCGCCATAACGAACAGGAACCGTTTGGTATATTGGATCACCCGTTTCTGTTTGACTAATAACAAATTGAAACCCTGCAAATAATCTTATAAATTGCTGAATGTATTTGCGTAGCTGTTTATCGTAGAAATAAGGAACTGCAATTATATTTGACATTATACATCAGCCTTTGGTAAAATTACTTCGCTTAGTGCTTGCTTTTCGCTTAACTCTTGATCGTTTACAACAGTAACATTGGCCTCGTTATTGATATAAGTGCTAGCGTTATATGTTCTGTCTGACCATGTTTTTGTTGCACCGTATTCCGGAACACGGGCCCACTTGTTTCCTCTGCGAACAAACATGCGATCTGGGTTAAAGTCGGTTCTAATAAAATATTGACCTTCACTCGGATTGATCGGAAATGTTGGGCCGCTATCTACTGTTTCACCGTGAGTGTATGTAGAGTTGTCGTTAACAGTCCCGCCAGATGTTCCACGATCATAACCAAACAGGTGATCTAAGTCCATAGTGCCATCTGGATCCATGTCTGATGCTGCACCAATAATTGCATCGCTGATCTTGAATTCTTCTTTGTATGTGCTAATGTTATTTTTAAGACTGCCCGTGTCTTGTGCGCTGCCAAGTATATCGTAGTATTCCTGACTGTCGTTGATTGGACTCAATTTAACACGCCATATGTGTGGATACCATGTTTGGCTAAAGCCTTCGGCACCTTTCGACGCATCATTAACAACATAAAATTTACTGATCGGATCTTTGTTTGCGTCTAACGGAAATTCTTCACGTAATGTTGGTAGTTCTAACACATCGCCTGCTAACAGTTTTCTGCCAAGTGTTTCTACCATACTGTTTATATGAAATGTCATATAAAACTGGTCATTGCTTAAGAACAGACCAAATTGTGTTAAGTCGAAGTCGTTGTCACTTACGTTATACACGCCACGTAGTTCATACACATCTGGATCATACTTGCGGTCTCTGTTTTCTAGAAACAGCAAGTCCTGTATTTTTGTTTCGTTGATAATGCCTTCTAAGTTTATAAACTCGCCACTTAGCGGGTCCACTTCTCTACCATCAATATAATTGGGTTGACTCTTGTCGTTTTTATCTAGTTGGGCTGCAGGTCCGACGTATTTGTGGACAATAACACCAACGCCGCCGATCTGGAACTGTTCGGCAACATTGCGATCTAAAAACTTGTAGTCGTTTGTTTTGTATGGTGAGTATGATGTGAGTCTTGGCATGATGTATATATTTATCCATATTTTTGACAAATTGTTCTTGACAAACGCACCTATAGTAACTATGTTGTGTGAGTAAGGACGCTAACAAAGGATTGTCTGATATGAAACTGAAAACCAAACTTCACCGTGTCGCTGCCACGCTTGCACTGATTCTCATGTATAGTGGTGTAAGTGCCGAAACTGTATACTATCCTAAGGATAAGTGTGCAGAAATCCTGTCAGTCGAAGTGTCTACTGGCAACGGCGATAGTTCTATCAATCAAGTTGACGTCCTGTGTAAGGATGTTAGCGGAAATTATACTGTATACGTTGGTTCTTGGACTAACGTAGCAGGTTTGTTTGGTCTCGGTCGCATGTCTACTCCTGAAGTAATGACGTTTGTCCCTTATGATGGCGATACGGTTACAGTCGAATGAGCTGGGCTGATGACTATGTAGACACCATACAAGACGGGTATTGGGGCGACAGATACAATCTCCGAAAGAAACAAAACACACAGAGTAAAAAAATGACACAACGATTACAAGTAGGCGATTTAGTTCGCAAGAAGTATGGATCAAAAGCTATCGAAGTCGTTCAGGAATACGGCAATCATTTCTATGGACGTTATGTTCATAGTGGTGCAAGTTCTGGCCGACTAAGCATAGGCGATGTTGTTCGATTCGATGAGCAAAAAAATGAAACTGAACAAGGAAACGGAAAAATGAAGGGTAAACTATTTCAAACTAATGACGGTCGGTTTGGCGTCGGTCTCGCAATTAACAGTGCTGGTAAGTTCGTTCTCGAAATGAAAGGCACAAATGATCTAGAGGCATTCGACAAAAAGGATGTTGAACTAGTCATGCCGTTTACGTTTGCTGTTAAGTTCAGCACAGGCAACACCGAATATCAATACCTTGGTAAAGAAGGTAGTGTTAAGGTCGGTGATCTGTTGCTTGCTTTCGACAGCAACCATAAAAATGGTGGCATCAGTATTGCTCAGGTTACTGCGGTTAACACAAAGAGCGAACGAGCAACTAAGCACTTTGAAGGTGTGAAGGTCGTTACTGAGCCGCTCGAACATTAATATTGACATAGCATCGTTAAGGTGCTATGTCTAACTTACTTTAAACAACTTGACCTAACAAAAGGAGAAATGAATGTTTGGTCTTATTACGGGCGTTGCCCTTGTAGTCGGTGCTATTGCAATTCGTGTAGTGCTTAAAAATGCTCCCGTTGAACTGCAATCTATTAGGTCCTTTGCATCATATGTAGTAGGTGTCCTGGGTATCATTGTAGCGATGTGGGGCTCGGTTAGTTACAATGACGCCGGTTATTGTCAACATGTTCGGACTATCTTCGGAAATGAAGATGCAACATGTGAAACCGGTTGGTATTTCTCAGGCTGGGGTAACGCTACTAGCTGGCCGCACTTCATTACTGTTCAACATACTATGGACCAAGAAGCAGACGGCAGTGCCATTTATCCTCCATACAAAGTTCGTCTAGCAGATAACTGGAATGGTGATGTAACTCAGGCAACTCGTTTTGGTATCCCACAAGATAAAGATCAGTTCTTGAAGATGGCACGTGACTTTCGTAGTCCTGAACGACTAATTAGCACTATGCTCAAGCCTGCTGTTACAAGCTCACTTGACTCGGTGTCTAACATGTATACTATGGAAGAATATTGGGCAGAAGGCAAGCGAGATGAATACAAGAGCGAGTTTGCTGAAGCTGTAACCAAAGGTCGTGCAGAAGTTCGCCAAGTTTCTCTTAACGAAGCAGGCGGTATTATCCGTGGTCGTGCTGCACCTAACGAAAGTGATGTTGCACAAGATGACAGTGTAATTGAAGATACAGAAGTGCGCCGTGTATATATGGAAAAGATCCAAGATTCTAGCGGCAACGATGTTCGAATCCAACACGATTACGCTAAGTATGGCATTGTGGTTTCCCAAGCTATTCTAGAAAATCTTGACCCCGACGACAAGTTCGAAGATCGAATTCAAGCACGTAAAGATGCAGCATCACGCCGTATCATTGCACAAGAAGAACGTCGTGAGCAAGAAGAACAGCGTTTGCTAGCCATTCAAAAAGGTGAAACAGACGTAGCGGTTCGTCAGGCAGAAGCTAAAACTGAACAGATTCAAGCTACTACCGAAGCTGAAACTCAAAAGAAGCTAGCTCTAATTGCTGCAGAACGTCAACGTGAAGAAGCACGTATTGCTAAGGAAACTGCTGAACTTGCGCTAGATAAAGCTAAGATTGATGCACAGGCTGTAACTGTTGCTGCTGATGCTGAAGCCTATGCAAAGCAAGCTATCCTAGAAGCTGACGGTGCTCTTGCACAAAAGCTGGCTGCTTGGACCGAAGCGCAACGTGTATGGGCTGATGCTGCTAGCCGAATCAATGTTCCTTCTACTGTAATTGCAGGCGGCGGCGAAGGTAGCACAGCGGGTAATGCACTAGGCACAGTGGACCAGTTTATGCAACTGATGATGCTTAATGCTGCCAAGCAGCTACAAGTTGATCCAACTATTGCTAATACCACAGTAAAGTAAAAATATCAAAAAAAGATTAGGGCCTTCGGGCCCTTTTCTCTTGACTATGCAAATGACTATAGTTATGTTGTTACTGTAACAAGATGGGATATGCACTATGAAATATCTAGAATTTACGACCGGTAATAACTATCTTGACGAATCGCTTGAAAACTATCTTATGTATGGTCTAGAGCCTGGCGGTTTTTTAACAAGTGTTCTTGCAAATGATCTCCGACTTGCTATTGGCAGGGCAGATCATTGGAATAAATCTAATCTGCCTGAAATTATAGATGCGGTAACTTATAATGTTCCGGACCTTGCATGGGGCAGCTACCTGCGGGTTAAAGATTGGTGCAGCAATAAGGATGGTCGTCGGGTAGCGTATGCTGAATACATCCGAGAAAAACATATCATCAAAAAACTTGAAAACTCCTATTGACAAACCAAGACACTTTGCTTATATTAATAATGTAGGCAGCGAAGGAGAGAGCAATGCGTGAGATGATCGAAGGTTACATCAAAACTTGCGAAGAACTGATCGCACGTCATATGTTGATCGAAGACGAGGATGAACGTGCTCGGGCGGTCGATGCTCAAACAAAGATGAAAGAAGATTTCGAAGCTCTGCTGGAGACGCTCTGATGTTTCTTAAATTCCGTGAAAACATGATGTATGCTATTGCTCTTCGTGAAAATTGGAACGAAGACACCAGCATCAATTGGAATTTCGTCGACGCTGATATGTATCCTAAATGGAGCGTGTTGCTGGACGGCGAAACATACACCGAATGGTTTGATAAGGTTGCTGACGAAGTGGAAGGCGTCAGCAATGCAGCATGAAATTTTTTAATAAAATAGTTGACAAACCAAGATACTTTGCTTATATTAATAATGTAGGCAATGAGGGATATATACATGCGTGAAGCGATCATCACTAAAGAGTGGGGCGAAGTTGGGTTTGGTAGCAGCAAGCGTGACGGTTGGGCTTGGGAGGTTGCGTTCTTTGTAGAAGGCAACGAAGATCCGATCGACCGTCACTACTACAAGACAGAAGAATTTGCCGAGAACGCAGCAAGTCTGTTCGAACGTGGTCTTTATTACACCGGCGAGTATGGCGGTGTAGAATTTGAGGAATGCTAATGGCTAAAGCAGTTACTAAATCACTTACTCCCCGTAAGAAAAAAACAGTTCGGGCAACACGGCGTGTCACTGGTATGGCAGCAATGCCTACTGGTGATTTTCAAAAAGCAAAATTCTATGTTCATTATGAAGTAGAAAGTCGTGAGTGGGGTGCGGCTGTTAAGGCTTATGTCAAAAAGTTTATGACTAAGCAAGAGCAGGCTGCAATTAACAAGCTGCCCGAAAGCAAACTCAGCTACGGTAGTCATTGGGCCACTACAGCGCAGATGTATATTATCGATCAACCTGTGCCAGAGTCGTATGCTAAAGGTTTTAAGAAGTATCTTGCACAACTGGTAGAAGAAGGTAAAAATATACTACAAAGCGAAAAGCCTACTTCCAAAAAAGAAGTATATGTTCCTACTATTCAGGAACGGCTGCAAGAAGCTACAGAGGAAAAACTCGAAGAGCTTGAACAGTGGCTCGACGATTTCCTGCGGGACCCTAAAGCTAACCCGCTTAAAGATAAACATCCTCTGACTTACTTTAAGTCTAAAGAAATCAACTTGGGTCATGCTCGTTTTATCAACGACTGGTATAAAGGCTCATTCGAGGAAATGGAAGAACTTGTAAACCTTCCCACTCCTGCAAAACAAACAGAAATGCAAAAGCAACTCGCAGAGGGCTATAACCACCTTACTAAACTTCAGCAAAAAGAACTGCATGAGTTTTACAAGCGGGTAATGCAAGCGGTAGAGATTCTACGTGCCGAGAAGAAACAAGTCAAAGCGCCACGTAAAGTAAAACAAAAAAGCGCAGCAGAGCTTGTCAAAAAGCTAAAGTTTAAAGCAAGCGAACCGCAATACGGTATTGCAAGTGTAAACCCTGCAGACTTGATCGGTGCAACTGTTGCAGTAGTCTTTAACACCAAGAATCGTAAACTGGGTGTATATTATGCAGAACCGAACTGCACCTTCCAGGTAAGTGGGACTTCGTTGAAGTTCTTCGATGAAACAAAAAGTGTGCAAAAGACAATTCGTAAGCCAGAAGAAGTCCTGCCTCACTGGAAAAAAGTAACCAAGCACAAAGTAGATGCTCAGTTTGGTTACCTAAAGACAACTGATACGAAAATGAACGGACGCTTTAACGAAGACATTGTGATTCTCAAAGTATTTCAATAAATACATGTATGAGATTACATGAACTGATAGAAGCTAGATTAGATCCGGACGATGATTTCCTTTCTCAAGTAGAGGAGATCATCGACGATTCTATTGCAGAGTATCAAGAATTTTTAGAAGATAACAACGACGAAGACGATATTAATGAGTTAGAAGAAATTCTTAACTCGAATAATGTTGACGAACTTCCTATAGAATTTATAGCAGACTATAGTCCACGTAAAGACCCTAACGAATGGGTCAGTGCCGCTGCTGATTGGGATCCAAAAGAAGGCAAAAGTATACGTGTCTTCCTTCATGCAAAGAATTTAGAAAAAGTATACGGTCCACAAACATTCAAAAAAATAATGATGAGGATGTTAGCACATGAAACTGTGCATTGGAATCAATACGACAAAATAGATCCTAAAGTGTTAGCTGGTCACAAGAGCGGCTACATGAAAGGTGTAGAAAAAAAAGCAGCAGGCGGCACCGATAGAGACTTGATGCGTAGTTACTTGCGTGACCCGCATGAGTTAATGGCTTATGGTCGTGATATAGCTGACGAAATGAAAGATACAGACAATCCAGAAGCTGCACTACGCAATCCTGAAAAGTATCGTGATGAATTGCCATCCTATGACAGGTTTAGGCAGATATTTCCTGCAGATTCTAAGCAAATTAAACAACTGCTCAAATACGTTGCAGATTATTTTAGGGTATAAATATTAGCATGGCAAACAAAAAACAACTTCTCATTAAAGAAATAGAACTTCGTTTAGGCGGGCAAATGGTCGATGTTGAACTAGACCCCGAACATTACGATTTGTCTATACAAAAAGCAGTAGAAAAATATCGCCAACGGGCAGAAAACTCAGTGGAAGAAGGATTTATACCTTTGGACATTGTAGAAGATCAAGTTGAATACACACTGCCCGACGAGGTTATTGATGTAAAAGACATATACCGTAGAACAAGTGGCACACTTAACAGTAGCAGCGGCGGCGACATTGAGCCCTTTGAGACTGCATACTTGAATAACTTCTTGTTATATCAAGGACGCCCGGGTGGTATGGCTACATATGACTTTCTTGCACAAAATAGAGAAACATTAGGTCGTTTGTTTGGCGAAAAGTTTATGTTTTCATGGAACAATGTGTCGAAGAAACTTCTATTACATCGTCGAGTGAAGGCAAGCGATACTGTATACTTGCATGTTTTTAAATATAGAACAGACGAAGAGTTGCTTATGGACGTTTATAGTGCGCCATGGATCAAAGAACTCTCACTAGCATATGCAAAACTAATGTTAGCAGAAGCGAGAGGTAAGTTTAACACTATTGCCGGTCCACAAGGCGGCACAGGTATGAACGCAGATGCGTTAAGATCAGACGCACAAGCATCAATTGACAAATTAGATGATGAACTGAAGACTTATATCGACGGTAGTGTAGGACTTGGTATTATCATCGGTTGACGATAACACATTTTTGTGCTACATTGAATTATACAACCCGATGAGTTATTAATGAAATTACCTAAACTCCTAATAATCGGCCATGGTCGTCATGGCAAAGATACTGTCTGTGAAATTCTTAAAGAAAATTACGGATTCAGTTTTGAAAGCAGTAGCAAATTTTGTAGCAAGTTGTTCATATATGAAAGTCTTAAAGACAAGTATGGATATTCTAATGAGGAAGAATGTTATGCTGACAGGCATAATCACCGAGCAGAATGGTATGATGCTATCTGCAATTATAATGTTCCTGATGCAGCTAAACTAGGACGAGAAATTTTCAAAGCACACGACATTTACTGCGGCTTACGCAACAAGCGTGAATTCTTTGCTATGAAAAATACAAGCGTATTTGACGTTGCTATCTGGGTAGACCGGAGCGATCATTTGCCTTTAGAATCAAAAGATAGTATGAGCCTAGAGCATTGGATGGCGGATTTTACTATCGACAATAATGGATCGTTAGAAGATTTGGAATTTAACACTAGTCAACTTATGACAAGCATGTTAAATTTAGATAGTCCTAAGAGAATTTTAAACTAAAATAATTTTTAAATGTTAGTAAAAAGGCACTATTATAGTGCCTTTTTTATTATGTGCGTAGTTAATGGTTCTAATCCTCGAAATATATAGCGGTTTTAATAAATATATTTAGATAGTTAAACCCAGAGGAGTAAAAATATATGGTAACTTTAGTATCTCCAGGCGTATCGGTTACAGTAGTCGATGAAAGTGCATACGGCGCACCAGGCGCAGGCACAATCCCATTACTTGTAATTGCTACCGAACAAGACAAAGTAGATCCTACTGGTAGTGAAACTGACGGTATTGCATTATATACAAAAGCAGCTCGTGCAGGTGAAGTAGTTAGAGTTACATCACAACGTGAGCTAACACAGTATTTTGGTAATCCGCAATTTGCTACTAGTGGTTCAAGCATAATTCAAGGTGCTGAAACAAGCGAATATGGTTTGATGGCAGCATATAGTTATTTAGGACAAGGCAGTCAAGCATACATTGTTCGTGCTAATGTCGACTTGTCACAGTTAACAGCAACAACAACAGAACCAACATCTGCTATTAGCAGTGCCGGAGCATGGTGGTTTGATACAGACGAAACCTCATA